ATCTAGTAGAACCAGATGCAGCAGTCTTTGTAGGAGAATAGTCATGACGATACATATCGTAGATAAATCCTAATCCACCAGTTGTTTTTTCTGGTGGTGTCCAGTCGATTCTACGAACAACTTGGATGCTATCGTTTGCAAGAACTCTCTTCAGTGAAATCATGTCATCATAGACATCACTATATTCCGAAAAACTGTCTACTGGTTCTGGAGGATTATTGTCGGATTCCCATTCCTGAGGTCTTCCAATAAAAACATATAGTCGATCTCTGGTTATTCCTGCCTCCAAATCCGTTGCCTCTGGATTTGGACCTTCTAGAGACTTAATAAATTTTTGAGCAGCATATATTCTAAATTGATCAGTGAGAAGTGCTGACATGTTTAATTCCTATAGTTCTGGTTCTTCTTGCTAATATATTTAGGCGTTAAAAAGTATCATTCCTTAATTGAGTATCATAATTGATAGATAATATTCTCCACGATGCTCCATTTTGACCTGTTAATACTTCTCCGCCAAGAATTGCTTCTGCAACAGCACCAGATCCATTACCACCATTAAATGTTATTTGTGGTTTATCTGTGTATCCATAACCACCATTTGATAATGTTATTGTACTAACCTGGTCTGCTAACATTACAGAGGTTGCAACTGCTGATGTAATTGAATTATTTTGGAATTGGACTGATGGTGCAGAAGTATATCCGTTACCACCAGAAATTACTTTAACTCCAACTACGGTACTATTTTGCGAAAATTCATATAATAATCCAATATCTGGATCTTGTGTATCATATGGTATAATGGATTTAACAATAAGAGTTTGAGTGTTTGGATTCCAAGAGTCAACAGTGGCTCTTATTTGAGAATTTAATCCAGTTACAGTCTCACCCACAACATAATTTATCCCATTAAAATATGCTGGATTTCTAGTATCCATTTTAATTGTCAAATATGCAAAATGATCTATTCCTTCATTTAGGTTACTTGCATCAATAACAGTTGCATTCTTGAATGGTACGCTAGAGTCTCTTACTTTATCTCCAACTTGGAATAGTGTTGTATTTTGACCTCCTTGAGTTTCTTCAATACCATATAATGTTGATGGAATACCACCATCTAAATTAATCTGATCTTCATAATCAGTTCCAGTGTTTATTAGATCTGGTAGACCATCTCCTAGACCATCTAATTCTGCAATATCCTCAAACGCAAAATCCAATAATATTGATGGTATCTCTGTCAATCTAAAAATGATTGAACCTTCATCATCTATGATATTGTGTGGAATGTTAAATGTTCCAGATGAATCTGATACTCCAGCATCAAATACTACATTACTCTTTTCTCCAGGAAGTCCAGCGTCAATAAACGCTAATTCATCTACTTGGAAAATAATAAAAAGTTCTTTTGTTATAGGATTCCAATCATATACGATTGCGATCTTATTATTGGAACTTTCTGTACTCCTAATCAGTCTATCTCCAATATTAAATTGGTATGTTGTGATTCCAGTATTTTCATCATCCTGAGTATCATCTAAAACAACTCTTTGGTCATATCTAAAATTAATTCCTCTTGTACAACCAGTTAATCTATTTTGGTCCTTTCCCGTATACCTAATTAATTCAGATCCTAATAAAATTACTCCACTACCTGGAAATGCAGTTGTTGATGATACAAATATATTTGTATCATTTCTATCAGCATCTACTGTTAATCCAGATATACTATAATATTCTAAGTTATATGACTGTCTATTTCTAGCTATCTTCTTTAATTTTGTCTTCCTTGCAAATACAACTCTTGGTGCATTTACATATCCTCTTCCTGGATTTTCCAGTACAATATCTACAATTTCACCTTGATTTATAATAGCTTTTGCCTTTGCCCCTACTCCACCACCACCAACTAGTAGCACATATGGTTCTTTTAAGTAGAATTGTCCAGGATTGCTTATTGTAAAATTTGGAGATACTATAGAAGTACTATCAATTTCTGCAACTCCTCTTGCTCCTCTTCCGCCGCCACCACTAATTGATAAAAATGGTGGTTCTTCATATTCTCTACCTTCATTTAGGATTGTTAGTCCAGTTACTGTTTTTGGTGTTGCCCTAAGAATAGCGCCAGCTCCTTCCCCACCTATGATCTCAGCATCAACATCATAAAATTGCTTATCGCCACTTCTAAGCATTTTAATATAATCAATGCTTCCATTTTCCTTTAGTATGACCTCTGCATCAGCAGGATCTGGAAATTCTGTAGCATTTTCTGGTATCTGTGGAAAAAATTTAACTCGCAAAGGATCATATCCTTCTCCAGGATCTAGTACTTGTACCGAAACAATTTTTCCATTATCTATGATAGGTTTTAATACAGCATCCCTTATAGGAATACCACAATTTTTTATTGTTAGTACTGGTGGTCTAGATTCACTGTATCCAGATCCACCATTTTTAATAATGACAGAATCTACTCCTAAGTCGTTATTAAAAACAGGAACTATTACTGCTCCAGATCCAGGTCTAGTTGCCATAGTATTCTATTAGTTATATGAATATTTATGATACATTTCGCCTTTGGATTGGAACTCTAGGATATAGCATTCCTGTAGATTGTCGTACACTAAAGTTATATTTTGGATTTGATAATCCATTTTCTGGTCGATCTTTAGCATAGTAAGCATATCTATTATTTGATGTTGTTCCTAATGAAGTATAGTCACCAGCAGCACCACCAGTTGAAGATATCTGACCAGTTTTTGATGCTGCAAGAATATACTGTCTAGCTACAGTTTGATTTATATTTGGAAGTTGTTCCGCTAAACACGCAAGTAGACCAGAAACTTGAGGACTAGACATACTAGTTCCAGATATTGATCCAATTTTATATAATGGAGATCTTGGATCATTTTCTAAAGTTATTCCAAATTCTGCAGCTGCAGTGGTGTCATAAACTGACGATACGATGTTAGATCCTGGAGCATATAAATCAACTCTTGCACCATAATTACTAAAGTTTGACTTATACTCCTGCGAAGTTGTTCCAATACTTCCAACACAAATACTATTTGCTGCTGCTGTTGGAGAAGAACCCCTACTATGAAATATTTGCTGGCCAGATACAATAATAAAATTATCCCAATCCTGAGAAGTATCTGTAGCACAATTCCAATATGAATTTCCTGCAGATCCTACAATGATTAGACCATCATTAATAGCATCCTGAACATCTGCATCTAATGCAGTATATCTAGATGGAATTCTATAGAGATATGTATTAAATGGAACAGGTACTCCATTTTCTTCTAGTGCTTGCTTTTTGATTACATTGGATAATCCAGCAAGAGTTGTGACCGTAGATCTATACATTACCTGGAATACATCTGCTAATTGGAAATTAACAGAGTATGAATATCCCCAACTATTATTAACTATTGTTGGATTTCTTCTTCCAGTCTGAGGATTTATATCTTTATTTTTATGCCAGTATCTTAAATAATCGAATATAACTAATTCCCAATTGCCACCAGTAAAGTTAGTTCCTTCGTAATTAAATTCCATATTGAAGATTCTGGAATCTCTTGCCCATCCCTGGGTATTTCCTGCAAGAGTTCCAGCAACATGAGTTCCATGATTGCTACTTATATCTGTATAATCATATGTACCTGTAGTAGATACTCCAATTGCAGAACTATACTGAAACCAATCAAGTTGATTAACTCTACTTTCTCCAGTACCATCACTATTCGTAGCAAATTCTGGATGATTTGGATTGATATGGGCATCAACAATCACGACATCAACATTTTTGCCAGAACTTGTAGTCTTTATGGTTGCAGATCTTTGAGTGAATTGACTATTTGTTCCCCATCCAGCTGCCTGGCCACCCTCAATAATTCTCAATAGACCCCAATTTTTATCTGAGAAATCAATCGTTGAACTTTTCTCAAACACTCCAGTCTGAGTCCAATATGGTGTTGCTTCCAATCCAAGTTCACTAGGAAGCAATTCGACCGCAAGAACTCTTGAGTCTTTTCTTAGAGATTCTGCCTCAGATTTGGTCAATCTATAGTGAGTATTTCTACTAATACTTCTTCTCAAATCACAGGATACTTTTCTATTTGGTATGTACAAACTTCCACCAGGAGTTTCCATATCATCATAGAATTGATCTAGATCATCAAAATTTTTTAGTGTAACTACATATACTTTTTCCATCATGCCTCAAGCTGAAGAACTGTTAAAGTTACTGTAATCGCTGTTGGAGATCCAGACTTATTGACGACCTTTAGGTAAATATTTTCAGATGGAGTGGGATCATTATTAAAACCTATTGTTGCAGGTGTCATTGCTTGAGATGCAGCTGCAGTAGTTATAATTTCTGCAACCACTCCAGAACCTGGAACTGGATCTGTAGTTTCCAATCTTCCAGAGTCTGCAGTTCTTGCTGCAGTTGAAGTGTATACCGTAACCCAAGCAGCTGCTGTAGTTTCAATCTTCAATAGAGCGTATGTCTTAAATCCAATAATAGCAACAGAAGATGCTGCATTATTGGCAATAACTCCAGTTGATACAGTTAAAGTTCCTCTACTTTGTAGTGAACTTCCACCGCCTCCAGAAGATACATCATCAACAGAGTTGACCCATTTAGTTCCATCAAATTTTATAACTTGACCAGTAGTTGGAGAAACAACATCTACATTTGCTAGATCTTGAATATTTACTGGAATAGATGGTTTGTTTGTTAAATCATTATAATTTCCAGAAAATAATGTAGGTTTATTTAATAGATCACTATAAGATCCACTAGTTGCAACAGTTGATAAAGATGGTTTATTTCCTAGATCATCATATAAACCACTAGTTGCAACAGTGGATAAAGATGGTTTATTTAGGATTCGTGCCAATCCAGTAGTAGCATTCCAATCGGAATTAACTTGTGCTGCGGGTATAGTTGGTTTATTTGTTAGATCATTATAGTTACCAGAGAATAGGGCAGGTCTACCAGTCAAATCGCTATAAGATCCACTGGTTGCAACAGCAGATAATGATGGTCTATTTAAGATTTGTGATATACCAGATGTTGCATTCCAGTCAGAATTGACCTGTGCTGCAGGTATCACTGGTCTATTGAGCAAGTCATTGTAGTTTAATGCAGCGTTGATAAACGAGACTCCATTAGATCTCAATACTTGCCCAATAGTTGAAGATGATTCAATATCAATTTTAATATTAGTGCCATCTCCAAGCTTCTCATATACCTCATTGAGCATTGAATTTAATTTTTGACCTGCAGATCTCAATGAATCTCCAGTTCCATCATTCGGAGATGCTCCAACATTTAATAATTGTTTTGCCATCTTTTTTATTACTCCTATAGATTTATTTATGAAGCATCAAATGTTATAAATGATAAGTCAAATGTGGTTGCAGTTGAATCGAATGATCCCTCAGTTTCACCAATATCAGGAATTTCTGTTAAAATTTCAATTTCTGGATATAAATATCCAGATCCAGCATCTATGACATCAACTCTAGATATACCTACCTGTGCCTTCACTTGTCCATCAAAACCAGTTGGAGAACTTAATGAAACCACAGGTGTTGAAGTATATCCCTCACCACCAGAAGTTAACTGTACAGTTCTTATTCTTCCTCTAATCAGATTTGCTAGTGCTTCACCATTTCTTCCAAAAACTGAACCAAGATAATCAAATGTAATTAATGAGTTTGATGATTCGACGATAGCAACAGTTCTATCTTTATCTTCAGATTCAATTTCGAGTTGGTCTCCAGATTCAATTGGCGGAATTACGGTAGCAGCAATAACATCAGCATCAGATCCAATGTATGAGTATGCAACAAATGTACTACCAGCACGAGGAACTTCAGCAAAGTTAATTCTAGAACCAACAATCTCAAATGCTACACCTGGTTCTTGAATAACACCATTCAATGATACAATAATATTGTTTTCTGGTCTAATATTTGTTGACTGTACTCCATCGGTAATTGTTAGAGAGTAGAACACCTCATTTAATTTTAAGTTAAAACTACTTCTTAGCGAATCAAACTCGAATGAAATATCATCCAACTTTCTCAACTTACCAATATAAGTTCCATGGAATGTCGCTCCTAGTTCTGGTGCTTCCAAGAATTCAATTATATCACTGAATGTGTTATATGATGTACTAGATGGTTGAAGAATACCATTAATATAAACTAGAACATAACCATCAGAATCTGGGAAGTATGCGATACCATTATTTGATGTTAACTTGAAGGTGGTTTGTACTCCATCAAATCCTCTAAATGATCTAGAAATTCTTCCTACAATTTCTTTAACTGCGATAATACCAGATCTATAATCACTCGATACCAACTGTGCATATGGTGCAAAGGTTCCCTTAACACCACTTAGATATAATCTATAATTTGATCCAATCTGAATAATTCTTTCAACATACCCATATGCCACTTCTGGTTGAATTGATACTGAAACTATAGTAGCAAATCCACTAGGATACTGATCAGTACCAGCAAAATATGCAATAGACTCACCAATCACAAAAATATCATCATTTGCTATGTTTGATA